TCCTGTGGCTCCCTGCGGACCTTGAGGGCCAGTATCACCTTGTGGTCCCACTGATCCCTGAGGGCCCGTGGAACCTTGCGGTCCCGTGTCTCCTGTGGTGCCAGTAGCTCCCTGAGCGCCAGTGGCTCCTTGAGCTCCAGTTGCTCCCTGTGAACCAGTTGCACCCTGCGAACCAGTTGCACCTTGTGCGCCTGTATTACCAGTATCACCTTTGTCGCCAGTACGAACAAATGTAATAATTATATCTTGACCATTTGCCCATGTTGGAGAAGAGCCAGTCAGATAAGTAACTGGAACTTTATAATATGAGGATACATAAGTGTGTGCTCCACTTATTGCGTAATAAGCAAAGACCGCTGAATTCCCAACTTCTTCTACCCTAAAGTGTCCCTTAATTGCGGAACTTGAATCATCAATTGTTTCAAGATATGCAGATACATCTATGGAGTTACTGTCAACTGGGTCTATATATAAGAAAGTTGCAGTCGCGAGAGTATTGTCAAACTTTAAGTTTGTTGTGCCGGGATCACTGTCTGCTGTACTTGTTAAGTAATTATATGAAAAAGTTGCTCCGCCAAAAGAGCCCGTTGCTCCCTGTGCCCCAGTGCTACCCTGAGATCCTGTGGCACCTTGAACTCCCTGTGGACCAACAGATCCCTGAGCTCCCGCATCCCCCTGTGGCCCAGTTGCACCTTGGGGACCAGTTGCGCCTTGTGGGCCAGTGGCGCCTTGAGGGCCAGTAGCGCCTTGAGCGCCTTGCGAGCCAACTGCTCCTTGAGGTCCGACGTCACCCTGTGGGCCGACCGAACCCTGAGGTCCAGTATCCCCTTGGGCGCCTGTTGAACCCTGAGGTCCTGTTGCGCCTTGTGATCCTGTTGCACCTTGGGAGCCTGTTGCTCCTTGAGCTCCTGTCGCTCCCTGCGAACCAGTTGCACCTTGAGAACCGACGTCCCCCTGTGGGCCTTGCGGACCCGTTGATCCTTGTGCTCCAGTTGCACCTTGAGAACCTGTAGCTCCTTGCGGACCAACGTCACCCTGTGGGCCATCTCCACCAACTGGTCCTTCGCTACCTTGAGCTCCAGTTGCTCCCTGAGGGCCCGTCGCACCTTGAGTACCAGCGGAACCTTGAGGACCCTGAGATCCAGTAGCTCCTGTGGCACCTTGAGGACCCGTAGAACCTTGAGATCCAATATCACCCTGAGGGCCTTGTGGGCCTGTGACGCCTTGGGGACCAGTAGCACCTTGTACTCCTGTTGCCCCTTGGGGACCAGTGGAACCTTGTGGTCCTATGTCTCCTTGAGCGCCAGTGGAACCTGTTGCACCCTGAGAACCTGTGGCTCCTTGAGAGCCCGTAGCTCCTTGGGAGCCTGTGGCTCCTTGAGGGCCTTGTGGACCTTGTACACCAGCAAGAAGACTGGTACCAACACCATCGCCTCCGGTAGTTATGTCAAGATAAAAACCTCTTGCATTTCCGCCTTGCTCAAAAAAGCGAAGTCTGTTTTGCCAAACGTCAATAGTGACTCCACCAGTAAGAGTGGTGTTGGTAACTGCTTTCTTTAGGAAAATTTCACCACCCTCATCACCAGATGAGTTATTGGAGATGAGGTTGCCTCCAGCAGCTATATTGCCAGAAACTGAGACGGCGGATGGTAAGCTTACAACAAAAGAGCCAGAGGTTTCAGTTACAGTAATTTGATCTGTAGTGCCAGTAATTCCAGTAATTAATTTAGCGCCAACAATAATATTAGATGCATTCTTATAGAACATCTTGCCATCTGCGTAGTTTAACGCCAGTTCCCCATGAGTCATAGAAACAGGTACAGACGTAGTCGTACCTGAATTCTTAACTAAAATAGTATTAGCCATGTAAAAACCTCTATAGGAATATAAAATAAGCGCTTATGTTAATAGTAACATTTTTTATTCTGTTGTGCCAGAACAAGATTCTAAATCTTCAAAACGTTTAGTAATCAAATCATCGTATTTAGCTGCGATTTCTGCAACGTTGTGTTGGATCAAGACGTTGCGTGTACGCTGTGCTGTAGAGGGACCAATGTGTTGCTTGTAAATCATCTTGGGAATATAATTAAATTTAGTAATTAAAAAAGTTCTAACAACTAAATCAAAATCATCTGCTACAGTAAAACGAGGATCATGCCCATTTAATTCTCTATAGACACTAGCTCGCCATGCACGTACATGATTAGGTGCCGAAACGATATGTCTAATAGTAGTGGGATTGACTTCTGGAGCACGCATTGTCCAGACTTGGTGTTCTTCATCCCAGTAATCTGAACCATAACCAAAAGCCCAACCGTCTGGATATCTTCCGGATTGACCATCAGGTAAAATTTCACACCAATCAGAATAAACAAAACCAACTTCTGGATCCGTAAATGCGTCAGTAATTAACTGTAGTGCGTCGGGCATTAATTCATCATCGTGATCTAACTCTACTAGAATGTCACCCTCGGCTGCCATCATGCACTGACGTTTAACTCTGCCAATGCTTCCAGAATGAACATGTGATTTATGCGCCATCAATCTAAATCTTTCATCAGACGCTAAACCATAAATTTGATTCCATGTATTGTTATTTGTAGAGTCATCCCAAACGACCAATTCCCAATCGGTATAAGTCTGAGATTTAAGACTTGCCCAAGTTCTAGCTAGAATACTTGGATCAGTATTATAAGTTGGTGTACAAATAGAAATCATTTAAGCCTCAGTATCAATAAAATATATGTATATATTATCACATTAATTTGCAATGTGTCAATAATCCTTACTCTTATTTAAGGACTTTAGTCTTACTATTTTATCGAGGATGGGAGTCTTTATCATGCGGAATTTTATTGGTAACTTATTTAGGTTTTCTACTATATCACTAGCTATTGTTGGCTTTTTCGCGCCACTATCAAGTGCGCACGCAAGCAACTTATTAGTCAACGGAGATTTTAATGGATCGTCCGGATGGACTGTCTCTCAAAATGGAGGCTCTGGAGTTTTATTCAATGGCGCTTTGCGATTTTCCTATCAGACCGGCGAAGTATTTCAAGCTATCACTGTTACACCAGGGGATACTGTAACTCTTTCATTTGCGGTTGACAACAGTCTAACAAATAGCGTAGGCCAAGGTGTTGTATCGGACACCTGGACAGCAACGATATCTTCTAATTCTCCTTCTCCCGCCTCAGCCACAGTCACTAGATCTGTTGCTCATGATCTTGAAAACTTCAGCCTGTCCATTACAGTTCCGCAAGGTGCAACGACCGCTACAATAACCTTTAGTGGTATGGACAAAGGTTTTTGGAGTGGGCACTACGGTCCAAGTATTGATAATGTCTCCATAGGAGTGACCCCAGCGGCTTTCGTCCCGACAGGGTATCCAGCAGACCAGCAGTGGGAAGCAGTGACTTACGGTGATGGAAAATTTGTGGCCGTTGCTTCGTCCGGAGATGGCAACCGTGTCATGACTTCAACAAATGGCAATTATTGGACCTCAAGAACGTCTGCTTCTGATAGTAACTGGCAGGGGATCACCTACGCCGACAATCAGTTTGTTGCGGTTGGTTCAAATGCTGTAATGACCTCGCCTGATGGAGTTACTTGGACATCAAGAACTGCGCCAGTTGGCGAGTGGCAAGCAATCACGAACTGTGGCGGTCTTTTTGTTGCTACCGCAACTTGGGGTAGCAATTATGTAATGTCTTCCACAGATGGTGTTGAATGGACATTACGCACTCCATCTTATGGATGGTCACATGACGCTGTTGCCTGTAGTGCAACAATTCCACGGTTTGTATCTGTGTCTCAGTTTGGTAGAGCATGGTCTTCCGCCAATGGAACTACTGGCTGGTCTACTCAAAACCCTGGTGCAATTGTGGATATCCGAACAGTTGCGTTTGGTAATGGTCGTTTCTCGTGGCTTGAGTACAGCACAAACTCGGGAAATAGATACGGCGGTTACTCCATAAATGGATTGAACTGGTCTGCTGGACTTGTTCCATCTAACCAGTGGAAATACATCACCTACGGCGAAGATAAATTTATTGCGGTAGCGGAAGGTGGATTAAATTCCCGCTCCGCTTATTCAACCGATGGTGCGAACTGGACGCTAGGTTCTGGAGTTCCAAATAACTCGTGGCAAGGGGTTGCTTATGGGGCTGGAAAGTATGTTGCTGTAGCAAACTCTGGAACAGACAACAGAGTTATGACTTCTGCGGATGGTCAATCATGGGAGAGTCTGTCTGTCACTCCTCCTCCGTACTTCAATGCCGTCACAAACCTGACGGCTGTTGCCAACGCAGATGGAAGCGTGAACCTTGACTGGGATGCGCCAACATCAAGCAATGTTGACATCTACGCTTATGGAGTTAGTTTTTACGACCTTGACGAAATTGGTGGAACCACCTCAGGCGGTTGGGGTTTATCGACTAATCAAGGAACTACTTATTTGTTAAGCACTGGGATGTTCTCTGGTAGCAATCCTCTCACGACTGGATACGGACCAGTTCGCTTTGGCATTAAAGCAGGAAATCAGAGCTGCTTTTCCAGCGCAGGCGTAGGTCCATGCGTGTATGGACCCGAAGTCACTGTTGATGCAACTGTTCTTGATCCAACCCCCGCCACAACAACTACCACCGAGCCCGAACCAGAAACAACTACCACAACTGAGCCCGAGCTAGAAACAACAACTACCACCGAGCCAGAGGCAGAAACCACCACCACAACTGAGCCAGAGCCAGAAACAACTACTACAACTGAGCCGGAACCAGAAATAACTACTACAACTGAGCCAGAAACAATTCCTCCTGTAGTTATTCCTCCAGATACAGATCCCCCTACAGTTGATCCGGAACCAGAAACTACAGTTCCCGAACCAGAAACAACTATTCCTGAACCAGAAGTTATAGAGCCGGAGCCTGAGACTACTGTTCCGGAAGAAATATCTGATCAAGTGGATGAGATTTTATCTGGAGATTTAACTGAAGAAGAATTTGCTAATGCCGTAGATGAAATTTTAACTTCAGCTGATAACGAAGAAGAATTAGTTGCTGCAGCTACAGAACTATTATCTGGTGACCTATCGGAAGAGCAGTTCACAGAGGTTATTGATCAAGTGTTTGCGGAAGAGTTAAGCGATGAAGCGTTTGCTGAAGTGCTTGATACCGTGTTTGAAGAACCACTGAGTGACGAAGAGTTTACTGCAGTCATTGATGCCGTCTTAGATCAGCCATTGAGTGATGAGCAATTTGAAAATCTAGTTGACGTGTTGAGTAGTGAAACAGTTACTGATGAGCAAGTACAGGAAGCTGTCGATGCAATTATAGAAAATGGAATCACGGAAGAGCAAGCAACTGAGATTGCCACAAGTGCAGAGGTACTATCATCTATCGATGGAGAACAAGCAGCTGAAATCTTTGCTGAGATCCCCATAGATGACATAACAGATGAACAGGCTTTGGAAATTATTGCTGCGGTACAAGAAGCTCCAACAGAAGTCCGTTCTTCATTTGAAGAAGAAATAAACATATTTGGCTCAGGAAGTTTAAATACTTATGTGCCGTTAGGTTCCAATATAAATGTGGGACAGAGAAGAGCAGTTATAGCTGCAGGAGCAGTTATTGCTGTTGCTCCAGTAGCTGGAGCCTCAAGAAGAAAATAACAACAGGGAGATATAATGAAAAAATTTATAACTAAATTAATAGCTGCACTTTATGAGCAGGCCTGGACAATAGCTGGAACCATATTAGTTCTTATTACTTTGTCTGGCGATATACAATCATGGGGAATTAAGATCAGCATTGCCACTTTAGTAATAGTATTATTTGGTGCTGTAATCAAAAAAGAAATGGATGAGTCTGATTAATCTTATTCTAAGATAAGATCTTCAGGAATAATCCATAATTTACATACAGCGTTAGGCTCAATCTTGCCAGCTACTATTTCGCATCCCTGACCACCCATAAAGAAAACACAGTTAGAACAAATCATACCCTGCTTGATAAAAGGGTTAGCTTTAGCCGGAGCATAATGTGCTCCGTTAGCTTTTGATGTCTGGTCAAACTTTCCAAACATCTCAACCAAATGTTCATAATGATCGTACATCATTCTTTGGCGAGGATTTAACTTTTCTTCGGGATCATCTGGATCCGTAGAATCTTCAGGCATTTCTTCTTCGGGCATTTCCTCATCATCAGGAGAACTATATTCTGATAGCCAATAGTTATTCATTGCCATCATCTTTTTTTGAGCTATCTACTGCGCCATCCCAAATCGCAGCTAATCTACAATAGCCATTATCTTCTACTGTCTGAGCTACGATCTTGCAAACACCGTTACCTTCATATAGGGCACAGTTTGCACACTTAACGCCAATAGAC